ATTATATGTTGGATCTTCAGCAGTTGGATTAAGTTCTATATCTCGATAAAATCCTGCTACTTGTTTTTTGCGAATATCATTTTGTGATTGTTTTACCACATGAGTAATTCTTTCACATGAATCAAGATCTGTTGCTGTGTAAGGAACAATTAAATCTTCGGCTGGTACAAATTTTGAAACTGCACGGTCAAGCTGTGCATCGTAGTAAACTTTTTTAAATGTCGATCCTGAGAGCGGTAAATAAAAAAGCATCTGATCGAGCTCAGGTGTATATTCTTCCATTACATTAGTAATTTGATAATTCATAAATTCTTTAACGCGTTGTGCTTGTTGATATACTTCAACTGATTCTTTTCCTATAACACGCGTTCGAACTGGTCCATCGGAGGGCATTAATTCTTTAAATGCGGTAGAACTAAACTGTGTTACCGCTTCTGCTAATAAAGGATGAGTTACACCACTTGCCCCACGAAATGGTCTTGTTCTATCATCATATTTAAATCCAAGTAAATCTAATCCTTGTACATATGTTTGAGACCATTCATCACGAGAAGATTTATCATTTTCATATTCTTCCATTAAATCAGAAGAGATACGCCCAAGTTCGGCATCCTCCATTTTTTCTGATAAGTTGCAATAAAAGTCTTCTTCCGCGTCTAACGGTTCATCGGACACGGACACTTCTTCGGAAACAATTTCTATATCAACTGGTTCTTCGTTTTGAATTGCATCTTCAATTGTTTCACCTACAACTGATTGTATTTTTTGATCTATATTATTCTCAGCCATAATTTTTTATACCTTAAGTCTGTCAATAAATCCACCAAAATGAAATTTTGGTATTTCTATAGAACCACCTAATTTTTTCTTCGTTATTTTTTTGGTAGCGTCTGTGATTGTTGTTGATTCTTCTTGGAGGAGTCTTGCGAAGAGCTTCGTAAGTTGTTCTGCAAGATTATAGAAGTTTGGCCTGTCCTCACCTTCGGCAGTTGTTCTGGTGTCCTCACTAAAGTTGTCGATAAAACTTTGACCATTTCTTATTTTACTCCAATCATTTATAAATTTCTCTAATTCTACCTCAGATATATAGGTATTAACAGCAAAATCCAAGTTTTTTGTTTCTTCACCAAGCTTTATATTAATAAATTCTTGTATATAAGGCAATATATCTTTCTTTTTTAAAGAAGAATTCTTAATGGCATCTTTATCAATAATAATTTCA